TTCTTAACTGTTTGTATAACTTGAAGAATTTTACCTCCAACACCTGATGCTAAATCAGCAGCTTGTATTATTCCATCAGGCAATCCACCTGCGCTTATTCCTGTTACTGTTCCTGATCCGTTTAATACTATTGGCATAATTTACCCCCTAGACAATAACATAACGTGAACCTGACGGAATGGTAACTGTTACCCCACTTGCTACTATTATATCCCCTGCACTTATTCCTGACTTGTTTGTGGTCATAGTATAATTATTTGAAATTGTTAGCGAGTTTTCTGTAACGCAACCATCTGCTTTTTGTGATGAAACTCCAGTTAATGCAGATCCATCAATAGCTGGTAATGATCCAGTTAAAGCAGAAGAAGGTAAATTTGTTAAGCTTGCACCTGACCCACTAAATATAGTTGCTGCTAATAATCCTGTTGCTGCATTAAATGTAAGATTAGATCCTGATTTTAATCCCAAGTCTCCTGTTGCAGCAGTAGCAAACAATGGGAAACAGGTAGTATCAGAACTTTCATCAGCAATAGTATTAGTCGTTGCGTTGCCTATAGCAATTTGAACTCCCATATTGATAATGAAATATGTAGCACCACTAGGAGGAGCAGAGTCAAAAATAATATCAGTACCACTAACAACATATCCGTCTGTCATATCTCCCTGTCCAGACCCATCATTGGGTTGTTGCATTACACCATTGATTGAGACTCGTAAGATTTCTGCATTAGTTGGTGTTACTGCTGTGCTTGTTCCCTTAGTAACCAACTTAAATCTATAAGCAGATCCGTTAAATGTAGCTGAACCTCCACCTGTTCCAGAAGATGAGGCAATATCTAATAAATCTGCATTACCAGTAGTTCCAGTTGAACCACCAATCTCACCCCAAGCACTTCCGTCATAGCCTTCAAATTCTGATGTTTCACTATTGAATCTGAAAAATCCTCCAGAGGGAGAGGCTGGTCTTTGAGCAGTCGTACCAGAAGCAACATCAATAGCACCTGTACCTGTCATCAAAATATTTCCACTTACACTTAAATTTCCACTTACAGTTAAACTTGATAACAAAGTTCCTGTAGCTGTAGCTGAGTTTGTTTGAACAGAGTTCCCCATCAACGAATGGCTTGAGCATTGATAATGAAGCACCATTGGAGTATTATCTGCTATGACAATCTGAACATATGCACCACTTTGCCCTGCTGTTCCACTTACTGTAACTCCAGTTGTATATGCTGTTGTCTTATCTGATTCTTGATAAAAACGTAAAGGATGACTAGAATTACTATTATCAGATAGATCAAATTTATAAGTTCTACCAGGTGTAAGAGTTAAAAATGGTGCTTGTTTGCCATCTATCACATATCCATTACCAGAACCACTTCCGTTGTATCTATGTGCTGCTGTTTTACTTGCGACAGTAACAGTAAATGTTTTTACAGATCCAGTATATGTAGCATGGGTAGAAGCAAATCCTCTTATATTTCCATCATCAGTAAGTGTTAAAGAGCCTGTGAAATCAGGACTAGCACTTTGTCCAGGTGCTACCCAACTAAGAACTCCAGAAGCATTACTAGCTAAGACATAACCACTTACAGATGAGTCAGCAGAAGGTAATGTCCAAACAACATTTGATGCAACTGTAGCTGGAGATTTAAAACCAACATAATGTGATGAATCAGAATCTAAATATCTAATTTCTTTTTGAGCAGAAACAGAAAGGTGTTCACTACTTGTCCAAGAATCTGTGGCATCTATCCAGTTAAATGTTTTATCTGTAGCTCCCTTTAGGGTTAATCCACCTCCATCAGCAGTTGTATCAGTAGGAGTTGATACTTTACCGAGAGTAATGTTTTTGTCTTCGACATCGAGGGTAGCAGTATTGATTGTGGTCGTTGTACCATCAACAGTTAAATTACCAGGAATACTAACCGCACCAGCAGCATTAATTAATAAACGAACTACTCCACCTGTTATTAAGGATAAAGTATCTGATCCTCCAGCTATGCCTGAGTTATTATCTGAATTGAAACTAAATGCAGGGCTACCAGCCGATCCGTCAGGTGCTTTGCTTAATAAATTTGCATAACTTATCTTTTTGTTTATCTCCGCACCAGTAGCACTTTGATCTAATATTGGTAAAGTATCTGTACTTGCTGGTGCAGTAAGTTCTGTGAATTGTGATATTTTGCGGTTTGTCATAATTTAAAATTTAATTACATACATAAGAGCTATATTTTTAGGTCTTGCTTCAGTACCGCCACCACTACTTGATATTGTATGAGAGTGAGTTGCGTCAATACTTATTCCTGACGCATTTGCTGAACCAGAACTCCTTGCACCAACCGCTGATGCTGGAGAAAGTTTTGTGATAATTCCACTTGCACTTCCTGGATTATTTGCAAGAGAGCCTGACAAATGTGAGACACTACCAGTTAAGCTTTGAGAATCTGTTGTATGAGTGTGGTTTTTGTTTTGGTCGGTTTGTGATGATGCAAAACTTCTACCACTATCAACTCCAGCACTATTATCCCAACCTCTTACAAATTGACCTCTTAAATCTGGTAAAGCAAAAGTTGAAGAACCATCTCCTACCCCATAAGTTGTTGATACAATTCCAAATAAAGTTGCATAAGTTGATCTACTAATAGCAGCACCATTACATTCTAAAAATCCAGAAGGAGGGTTATTAGCAGCAAAAGTTAGAATAGTACCAACTGGTACTCCAGCAGCAAGTTCTCCCCATGCTGATCCATTATATCCTTGAAATGATGTTGTACTTGAGTTAAATAATACATCGCCTGTAGCGGCTGTTAGAGCATCTCTTTGTGTTGTCGTAGCAACAGGTAATTTTAATTTTTTACCAGCACCACTCATTATTAAACTGCCAGTAGAAAGAGTAACATCTCCTGTTAAAGTGGGTGATGCTTTTGTTGCAAGTCCAAGATTATTTGCATCTGTAAGATCACCTAAAGTTAACCAACCATTATTTGAACTATTTCTTATTTTTAATAAATTTGTTGAAGTATCAGCCCATATTTTGTACGCAACAGTAGTTGTAGGATCTGATGATCCACTATTTAAAGATTGAATATCTCCTAAAGCAAGATTTAATTCAGTTCTAAAACTAGAACCTACTTGGTTAGCTAGATTATAATCTGCTGTATTACTCATTATGTGACCTCCTTACCAAAACCTGATGCAGCCCATACAAATGACCTTGCAACTGCTGAACTACCATTTTTGAAAGTGACTTGAAAACCTGTCCTACTAATATTAGCAAGTTCGTGGAAATCTCCAGATTGTTGATTTGTTGGAGTCACTACTACAGTTGGCGTTTGTTTAAATGGATTTGCAAAAGAAATAGTATATTGAGAAGATCCTGTAGTCACAGGTGTCGAAATACTTTCTACTCTTCCTTGTAATTCTAGTGTAGCCCCTAATTTAGTAACAGCTATATTTTGGTTTGTGTCATTACTTGTTAATATTGCTTTAAATTGAAATGCTCTTCCTGTGATTAATACATTACTAAATTCTTTATAAGCACTCCAGGTTGGAGAACCAGAAGGATTATCATTTGTTGATCTTACATAAACAGCAGCATTACATTTTGTAGCTTCTGTTGACCCTCCAACCGCATCAATATATCCCCAACTATCAATCAAATCAGTTCTGTCATCCCATAAATTATCTGCGTTAAAACTTGAAGCTTCTAAAACTTTTTTAAGGTTTACGTCATAAGCTTGTGTTAGATCTATTGAATTTGCAAAAGAGTATTCCCCAGAAGTTGCTGTTGCATTATTAGTAACAGTAAGTTTTAAGGCATCAAGACTTGCATCATATACTGTATTAGTCTTAGAACCTGTAAAGTTTGGTGTATGCTCATCAATTGATCCAACTGCTAGTCTTTCAGATGGTGCTGGTAAGTTTGTTGTAACTCTTGTGTTATTCCAATCAGAGTCTTGTGAACCAGGTGATGCTGATTCCCTTCCGCCATCGTCCTCAAATTTAATTAAATAAGTTCCTGCAAGTAAGGGAACAATTTTTTGTGTTTGGTTACCAGCAGCAGCTACAACTATATTTTGTGCATCTTTCCATTGAGCTCCTGTTGTTTTACTTGAATGCCTGATCAGGGTCTTTCCACCTAGCAAAACGTCAAGTTCTGAGGCACGATTCCAACTTAATATTGCACTTGATTGATCTATAGGCAATAAAGTAACTCCACTTACATTTGCAGGGGCAGCAGTTTTACCATTTGCTACAAAGAAGTTTCCACCACCTGTAACAAGTCTTGCTGGTTGAATTGATCTTAATCCTGATGAACTAACGCTAAAAACTTCTATTTCATAATTACCAGAAATAGTATCTAATATTTCATAGCTTTTTGAATTCTCAACAGTTCTTGATGTATAGTTACCATTTTCAAGCCTATATCTTATATATGCAGTATCAGAAGTACTTGTCCAACTAACAATGATTTTAACTCTTGCAATACCAGTATTTTCATAAATAACTTCTTCTCCTGTAATTCCTGTTGGAGATGCAGGGGGAACATCTAAATTTGTAATATCTCTAACAGGTAAACTTATACCACTTTCAATATGATTATATTTACCTGAGTTATATTCGCTTGCTGTAATTGAATAAAAAGTTCTGTCTTTTTCTTCAACAGATAATACTCGCCAAGTGCTTGTAGCTATTCCAGTAACATTGCTAAAAGTTTGATAAACCCAAACACTATTTGAGTTAGGAGCAGCACTAAAATGCTGACCTAAACTAAATACATTATTTGATAATCCTGATACTGTAACTGTCTCTACAGAGCCATCTGGCAAAACACAACTTAATGTTGAATTAGCTTCAAAGACTAGGTTAACGTCAGATCCACTCTCAGTTTTTGCAAATAAACTGTCTATTGTTACGGAATTAGTTGTTGCTGATACGACTCTTCCACCTCTTCTTTCTCCAGATTTTAAAGGATCTGCTATTTCTATAATTTGACCAGGACGTACAACAACCCCAGCTTCTATACCGCAACTAAATGTCACAACACTTCGCTCTACATTACTCATGTAAAGCATCCACTTTGCTAAACGAGAAGCTTGACCCCTTGATGTTGTAGCAAATGCATCAATATTTTTAATAACTGAGCCGTACCTTGCTTGGTTTGCAGTATCAATTTGCTCAACATAATTTATATCTCTAAGCTCTAAATCTAAATATTTTGCAATTACAACTGTAGGTCTTGCTTTTTGACTTACATTTGAATAACTAAAACCAGGCTCTAATACATTTGCTAAAGAGAATAAGTAACTCGAATCTTTTGGGGAATCTTGTGTGATTGTTAAAGACCCTGCACTCCAATATGGCATGGATCTAAATACGGAACACATTTGATTTATTACATTGTATGCTTCTCTTTGACTATTTATAGTCACATTACAACTAAATCTAGGCTCTGTATTACCTGTTCCTGTCCCATCATCAACTTGTGCAGAACAATAAACAGAAGCTTGATAAAAACTAAATTTATCAAGGTCAGATTCAGCTAAATGTGAACCTAGCCCGTATCTAGAGCTAGTAAGTAAATCATATAAACACCAAGCTGGATCGTTTGTAAATTGTGCAGCACCTAATGTTCCATTAAATGTTCCTGTGTAAGACAAGCTACCATCAGTATTAACAGTTGCATTGTGAGGAATTTTTACTTTTATACCATTTATTAAATATTTTCTACTTGGTATAGAACTGAACTGTTCAGCATCTACTTTTAGACCAACAAGTGCTGTATTTGGATAAGTCCTTTGATCATATTTGATTTCTACATAATTATTAAATTGAAAAGCATTTACTAATTTACTACTAGAACTATTTGCTGTTATTCTTGTGACTTTTATATTTACAGGAAAAGCACCACTTAAATTAATTAAATAATCTCTTATATAAGTATCAGGTGTTCTTCCAGAAATAGTTCCATTATTTCCAGAAATAACAGTTGTATAACCACCACCTGAGTACTGAACACTTATAGATAATTCAATAGATGTACCAAATATATCTCCCTCGTCACTAAATTTTTGTAACTGTGGAACTGTTATTTGAATAGAAACAGCATCAACATCTGAATCTGTTATTTGTATAATTTTTGGAGAACCTTGCTCTACTACAGAAAATCCTGTAGGTAATGTATTTGCAACATCTCTAGTAATTGGAATTGTTGTTTGGTTTGATGTGCCATTCCTGACTTCAAAAGCTACATCTTTAAAATTGAAAGAACCATCAGCAGCTTGCAGAGGTGTGTTATTAAGGAATATTGATTTAGCACCATCTACTAATCCACCAATTTCTCCTTCTCCAATCAGATCAAGAACTCTAGCAAAAGCTTTTGAATCAAGATTATCTTTTGCCTCATGTGGACTACCACCTCCACCTCCACCTCCTTTTCCACCTCCACCGCCAGATCCAATAATTTTGCTCATGCTTCTACCTGTTCATTTTCAAGATTTGCAGATATAACCACAGATCCGCACATTATACGACCATAAGAAACAGGGACTGCAACACCAGCTTTTGAGGTGTTTTGAATACCACTAAAATTAAATGATTTTCTAGGATCTTGATTTTCTTCTGGAATAGTTTCTACAGGTGTAAGCATGGTAGATATTCCATTTAAAATCATAGAAGCACCCATTATTGATGTTAATGTTCCTACCTTTGTTAAAAAACCACCTGCTACAGCTAGCCCAGAATATCCAGCACCAGCAACCCCACTACCTCCTAAACCAACTGTTCCAAACATCCCAGCACCAGGGAACATAAAACTTATTCCAATCAATGCTGCTCCAAATAATATTTGTCTTCCAGCACCACCACCAGCACCACCAACAACAGGCACTATCTTTATATCATTTTGTCCAGTTGGGTAATGCAATTCTTTATCATTTAATTGCCAATCATCAACAATTATTTTGTAATAATTATCAGACATATGACTTTCTAACTGCGGAAAGTTAACCACTAAAAATCTTATAGCTTGTGCAGCATTATGAACTTCAGCTTCAAAAGTCTTTTGACCTAAAAACTTTGCGAGTTCTCCGTATAGCTTAATTTTTCTTAGCATAACGAATCCTTTTACCTGTACATTTTAGCAACCATTCATCTAATAAATCACGACTAGATAATCTATTTTGTAAATGATGCAAAACTGTTTGCTGTCCTAAGTAAACACCAATATGATTTAATCCGCTACTACTAATAGACATTAATAATAAATCTCCATACTCTAAATCTTCTTCTGGTAACAATTCTCTAAAGCCTGTATCTTCAAAACAATTATTAAACATAGGATTTTTTATAAATTCATCTGGATCGTTTGGCCTTACCCAATCTTTTAACTCTATACCTAACTCTTCTTTGTACCAATCTCTACATAAACTCCAACAATCAGTAACACCCCAAACCCATTGCCTACCGATCAAAGGTGCTTTATAGCCACATGGCTCACAATATTGCCAATCTTTAAATTCTGGCTGTATTATCCACCATTTTAAATTTGATTTTTCACACGCAACTCTGTCTGCTTCACTTGGTTTTGCACTTGTAATAGGATGACTATGTACAACAGCAATTACCTCCCCTTGATCTTCTGCTTCTATCCAATCTTCGGGTGACAATATGAATTGATCATTAGGATTTGTAGCTAAATTATCACAAGGAAAATATACTTCTTTCCCTTTTTTAATTATTAACAAACCACATGATTCTTTTGGTTTGCTTTCTATTGCGTGTTGTAGTGCTTCATTTTGCCACATTAGAAGAATGTCCCTACACCTGGAAAATCATCAGGTAAGACTTGACGTTTTGGTAATCTTACTCCGTCTAAATCAAAACTTGCAGCAAGTTCAAATACAACTTCTGCTCTATTTTCTGCTGACTTACGATCTATGAAAAATACTTCATCAGGAAAAGTAGCAGTAGAATCAGCAGTTCCAAATGGGTTTTGACCTGATTCTAAATCAACAAAATTATTATCTTCTTGTAATAACAAAGAACTATCTTCCAATAAGATATCACCACCCTCAAAATTTATATCATCAATATATCTTCTTAGAGTTCTTATTCTTGTTACTTTTGCTCCTTCTAATCCCTGTGGTAAAGTTAAAAGAATAGTTGTTATAGTCCCAAAAATATTTGAAACTTTTAAATTAGGTCTTGGTAATTGTTTACCATTAAATTCAAAACCATCTGCTTGTATAGGCATTCTTGTATATTCATTATTAGCAAATATTAAATTTGCATCATTAAGCGTTCCAACACCATTATGAAAATAATAAGTCTGCGATACTCCATGCATAGTAGTGTTGAGTTCTAGTTGAAAAAGCTCAACAATATTATCTACATTAGGCTTTTGTAAGTCAGATACAGGTGTAGCCATTAAGGTTCAAATATTTCTGTAAAAGTAACTGTAATAGTTGCAAGGTTTGGATAAGGTATAGTTTTTTTTCTATTCAATGCACGATATTTACTTGTAGTTGGTTCATCAGGTGCTTTCCAATTAAAATAATCTCCATCTGAAATACGAGCGTCAAGAAAAGTCTCAATAGTATCGCTTTCTGCCTCAGTAATGTTTTCAAAAGAAAGATTATAGACTTTTGGACTAATATTTAATCCAAATTTTATTACCTGTTCATAACCATCTTGAAATTTTGTCCTTGTTACATTAGGATTTATATCTTTTGTTACACCATAAACAGGTTCTATAGATGGAAATGTCTCAGCCATTAGCCTAATAAACCTCCAGGTCGTTTTTGTCTAATAAGTTCTGCTTGTACTGCCATCCCTAACATTTTTCCAAGTTCAGCAGATTGTGTTGAGTCTGATTGAACATTTGATCCAGAAGCATCAACATTAACATTTATATTACCAATTCCTCCAGAACTTTCTACTCCAAGTTTTCCATTTCGTCCACGTTTTAGAGGCATGATAGCTTCTGGCCCAGCTTCTCCCATTAACCCTGCCCCATTTGCCATTGGAAAAATGGTTGGACGATCAACTATACCCCCAATTTTGTAGGGTACGACTTTATTTTGAGCAAAAACATTTCCTTTAGCATTCTTCTCAACTACACCGCCTTTTTCAAAACCTAAGAATTTTTCTAATCCAGGTGCTACTGCAAATAAAGTTTTGAAAAACAAAGCTTTCAAAATCATTCTTTGTAAATCAGCTAATATTGATCTTGCCAACTCGCCAAAACTAGCTTTTCCTGTCATTGCAAGTTCTACAAAACCATCTGCAAGTTTATTTATAGAATTAACAGCAAGTTCCCCAATCTGTGAGTTTAAATCCATTGCGGATTCTGCAATTTTTTTAAATTCTTCTTTAAAATTGTATGTCTCATTTTTATTTTCAATTAACTTTGCTTTTATCTCATCAAGTGTCATTTTAAATTCTGGACCTTGAATCTCTATCATTTCATCTCTAATTGCTCTTGCTTCTCTATCTATTTCTAAAGCATCAAATTTTTCCTGAGTTATAAGCCCTAGCTGTAACTGACGTTTTGCAAGTTTCTCATTTATTTTATCTTGTGATATAGGATCATCAAAATTACTTTCAGCAGTACCACTCTCAGATGGGTTTGCAGCATAAAAATCTTGCATATTAGATAAAGCAATATCCCTTCTACCCTTAATCCTGTTAAATTTAGCTTTGTCTCTTGGATCGGTGCTTTTATCTAATCCCTGCCTAATAGCAATAGTATAAGCATCACTACTTTCCTTAACTTTATTTTCAAGGTTTGTTCTTTGATTTTCTGTTCCAATATTAAATAGCCTTCCAAGACTCTCAATAATTCTATTTATAGAATTAACTACTGATGTTGCTAATCTCTGGAAGAATGCCCCTATAGGCTGCATGATTCTTCCAAGATGTAATTGTAGTTGTTGCATTGCAACAGTTAATTTTTGCCCTGCATCCATTCCACTATCAGCCATTTTTAAAGCTGCTTCTCTATGATCATCACTTAGTTTGATAACAAACTTCATAACATCATTAAGACCAACAGTTCCATCTCTCAAGTCTTTCTGCAACTCAGGTAAAGTTCGTCCTGTTGCTGTAGCAAATTTAACCACGGCTCCAGGTAATCTTTCTCCGAGCTGACCTTGTAATTCTTCCGCTGATACTTTACCTTTACCGAAAATCTGCGACATCGCTCGAATCGCAGATTGCACATCTTCAGCATCTCCACCTGTTGCCTTAATAGCCTCAGAAACACCTCTAAAAACTTTCTCAGCATCTTCTACATTTCCACCAGCACCAATAACAGAGGCAGATAAAGTAGTGAATTGTTTTGTTGATGCACCAATTGGAACATTTAATTCTTTAGAAACACTTGATATTACTTTTTGTGCTTTTGAAAAATCTCTTTGTGTTTTAGTTACACCTTTTAAAGCTATCTCTAAACGACCAATTTGTGCAGCATATTTAGCAGCCGCACTAGCTGCCTTTACAGTATCTATTGCACCTCCAACAGCAGCCCCTGCAACAGCACCTGCTGGGCCTCCTAAAGCAGCACCTGTCAGAGCCATTTGACCTGTAGCTCCAAAATTACCTGCCATAGAACCAGCCATTGCACCAAGTGCTGCTCTACCTCCAACCCCAAATTTGGAAGACTTGAGTCTTCCAAAGAATCCTCCTTTTGGTTGTGTTTGATTAAAAGATTGTAATTTCTTTCGATTGGCTTCTATTTCTCTTCCTAATCTTTTAAAAGCTACACCACCTGCTTTAACTTCTTCTCTTAATGCTTTTAATGTTCTCTCTTTCTGTTTAAATTGACTTATTGTTCTTGGTGTAAATTTACTTACATCTTTAATACTTCTTGTTAATAACTTGAAACTACCCTCTACAGGTTTTGATACTTTTTCTAAATTTTTTAATTGTCGCTGTAAACCTGTAAGATCTTTTAACCCTTTTAAATCAATAGATATAGTAAAAGTCTCTAGCTTTTTAGCCACTCTTCTTCTCCTTATTTATCTCACGAAGAGCTACAGATTCCATAAGTTGTAAACCCTCTAACATTTCTTGGCGGTTTTCTACATTGTAAAGGTCAAATAGACCTCCAGCAAGCAATAAAACCTCATACTTTAATCCTACTACACCTCCAAAGGACATATTCCATTGTGTTTGTATTCTTAAAAACATCATAACAATTTCCCAATTATCTTCCCATACTTCAAAATCAGTACTTACCTCTGGTTGCTTCTCTATTTTTATACCGAATGCTTTTGCATCTTCCTCGGTACTATCTATTATCTGTTTGCCACCCGAAGCCCAGTATATGGCAGCATCAGTTAGTTTCCCACTTGTGCGTTTGCATAGAACGCTCTGAATGCTGCTAATACTGCTGCAACAAAATCTGTATCTTCTGCAAATTCTTTTAAAACAGTTTTACTGAAAGATATAGGTGTTCCATCTTCTTCATTAACATCTTCCCATCCAACTAATATTTTTGATAAAGCAGAATACTCATCCTCGTCTTCAAATTTATTAAGTTCAGTCCTTGATAATCTTGCAAATTTTCCTGTGAAGGATGTTTTTTCAAATTCCCCTGCGATTGTTTCAGAAGGACGTTGAACTTCAACAGGCCAAGGATAGACCTTAATTTTTTTACGAACAAATGCCATAAAGACTAAATAATATATATACTTCTATACTTTAGCTAGGAAGTCAAGTGTATAAAAAAGTTAGCTCGTCATTAGCTGAACTTGGAACTAATGTATATGGAATTTCTAACATATTTACTCCATCCATTTCTCCATAGTTCACATCTCCAATATCAACCTTTGCACTTGAAAACTTACAGATATTACCAGCAGTAGTTCCATGCGTAACTTGGATATTACCAAGAGAAGTGTCTGTTAAAGCAGCAGCAAAGTAATCTTTCTGTGCAATTGTTGGTGCTTCTATAGTTACTGATCCACTTGCTGCTCTATCAGTTAGAAGTACTTCTTTTGTTCCTCCAACGAGTTCTCTATAAACAAGAGAGTTCCCCATATCAAAACTTAAAGATTGTAATGCACCTGCGTAACTTAAAAGTTGAAAACTAGTTGTGTTTCCATTTTTAAAGATTAACGGAGTTGCCTGGTTACCATAAGTAACAGAAGGTAAAGCAGTATCAGTTGGGGCATTATAGATTCCAGTAAAAGTAAAATCGAGCGTTGGGATAGCACCCACCTCTGCGGATAATGCAACATTTCCTCGACAGCCAGTAACGATATGCCTTACACCGTCTATGTTGTAGTGAATAGTTACGGATGAAAAGTTAGCTGAAATCGGTTCGTAAGTAACAGAAGTTCCACTAGCAACAGTCTCACTAAGTCCACAAGCTTTTAATGCACTTCCGTATCTTGGAGCTGTACCAGCTGCTCCAGATCCAGCAAATTCGACCGAGAATGTACATTCAACTCTTGTGTTTGCTAATAACTGTTCTGATGCACCAAGGTATGGTCTAACAACATCTCTATTAACAACATCACTTGATTGTGGTGTAATACTTAGATCAGTTACTAAAACTACGTCTGTAGCTGCTGGAGTAGGGTCAGTTCCGTATGAGCTTTCCGCTTCAATCAGAATTACTCTCTTCCTTGTCAGTTGTGCCATCTGTAATTACCTCTTTAGGGAGTTCTGCTTGTTTTGTTTGTTGAACTAGCTTACGCTTGCCAGTTTTTGGGTTAAGGATGTAAGTTCCACCCTCATTTGGGATTTCATTACTCATATTAAACAATAAGGGTTAGTAGGCTTGCTCTTCTATTATAAATCATGTTGTTAAACTGTTATAACCTGTTCGATAGTCAATCTCAAACTCACAAGTTATTAAACCAGCAGGGGTATCTGCTTCTAATACCTCAAAAGTTTGTGTTGCTGGTCTTATATCTTTTGCAAGACCGCCAACTGTTGGATCGGTTAGTACTTTCGCAAATAAACTTTCTACAGTAGGATCAGCAACACTATCAGGAATAGTGCCTCTAACAATTACAACAATTCTTATTCTTAATGTCCAATCTATTTTTAAATAACTTGAACTATTTATAGATGGTTCATCAGTAACAGGTTCTATAACAATTGCAGGGGATTCTCCATTTGTTATGGGTTCTATTCGTGATCTATAGATCCGAGTAGATACTCCTGTAGTACCTGCTAAAGTTGTTTTTAATGCTGCTATGATTTGTTCTCTTTTACTTGCCATGTTTATTGCTTGTTAAGAGAGACTATACAAAATTTACCATCATCTATTTTTCGAGCTTGCCTTACTTTATAGTTTGTACCATCAACAGAAATAATATCGTCAAATACTAATGATCCAAGCTCACTTGTTTTAGCAGTTAATTCATAATCAGTAGACATAACTAATCCATCAGCAACTATCTCGTCAGGTTGCTCTAATATGCCTTTATAAGAAACACCACTACTAACAACAGCATTTCCAAAATCAGCCAAGAATGTATCTAAATTCTCAGTAAATGCCATAAGAAAAAAAAAGCCCTCGTTTGAGGGCTATATATTTAACCGTACTTTTTAAGACCAATTAAATTGATACTAAAAGTAAATGTTGGGGATGATCCGCCGATTGTTTGCACAATCTTAATGAAACGCTTGCTTGAATCTTTATTGATTGCAAGTGTTTGCATTGAAGCAGAACCAGTTACTTGAGTAAAAGTAGCACCAGATAAATCGGTGTATGTACCACCTGTTTCATCTGATTCGGTTAACTTAATATCTAATGTTGGAGAAGAACCGCCACCAGCAGCACTATCCAAAATTAGCATTACATCTCCATCGTATTCGAGAAGATCTATTGCGCTTGATGTAGCTGTGCTTGTTACAGCAGCAGTAGCAACACCAGCAACAACAGTTAGTTTTTCTAGGTTCTGTTGAATAACAGACATTTTAAGATTCCTCCTGAGTAGAAATAAATGTTTCTAATTCTGTAATTAGATCAGCTTTGTTATGCCTTCTATCGAGTTCTAATCCAAGTTGTCTACCATAAGTTTCAATCTGTGATTTTGTCATTTGAGAAAAATCAACCTCGTCACTATCGGTATCCTCTGAATCGACTTCTGGTTCTGTACTAGGAATAGGTGCTTCGCAAACCTCAACATAAGCTTCGGCTTTTTCAATAGCAACCAAATATTCGCCAGTATGCTGTTCAACATCAACGATAGTGCCAGAGTCCGTTGGGACTCCAGCTATCATTGTTGCTCTTAGCAATTTAACCTTCATGTGATTATGTTCCGAAGCAGAACGCACCTGGTTGCTTAACACCAAAGTCTACATCTTGTAGAGCTATGATTCTTACGCTACCAGCAGTTGCATTTGCATATGGATCTACTGTTAGATCTAAACCAGACCACATACCAATTACAAACTGTGAGAAGTCTCCAAAGAGAACATCGTTGTTTGCAAGTTGATTAGAAACAATAGCTGGATAGCCATTGATTTCTCCATCTTCAAATACAAACTGTGCTGTATTAGAAGCCTTTTCTGTTGACTTCAACGCACCTCTAGCAGAAGCATTTATTAGGTAGAACATATTAGCTACATCAGCATTAGCTGCTGCAACGTCTGTTTCCATTCCGATGTACTCAGCGAAAGTACCGAATGTGCTGATTGTCTGTGTACCTACACCTGTTGTATCTTTAATTCCAAGAGGCTCGTTAGAACTACCAGAACCATAGATCGCTGCGTTATCAAGCTTAGTAGCAATAACCTTCGCAATATCATCTCTGATCATTGACTCAACATCAATTGATGACTGAAGAAGAAGTCTTCTAGAGTAGTCAACAAATGCACCAACTGTCTTAGGTGTCATGTTGACCTGATCAAACGCTTGTTGACTCTCAGTTGGAGCTCCAGACTCACCCACAAAATATGCAGTTGATGTAGATGTCATTCTTGGGATAGCTACGTTACCTGACAATCCTGTAAGCATTGTTGGGTTTGTTGCCATCACAGCCATTCTCTTTCTAAGAATGTCAATGAATGAACCTGCAAGTAATTCTGTTGGAACTAAGTTACCACCAGCTGTTGCTGTACCTACATTCAAGTCTCTTTTTAAAACTTCGTTTGGTACTAAGATTCCATTTGCAGGTTTCTCATATCTCTTAGAAGCTTCCTCAGATACTTCTCTCTCAAAAGCTGCTGCTTCTTGAGCTTGACGATCTGTAGGATTTGCTAAAGCATTTAATGCTCTTAAGAAAGAGAATCTCTTAATTTCTTTTTGGTCTAAGCCAACTTCATTTGTACTCATGTCAGTAGAACGGATAGGTGTATTACGAACCTCTGCCTTGTTTTTTACAAGATCGAGGATAGCTGCTTTTGCTTCTTCGGGAGATTTATTTCCCTTTATAAGTGAATCAGCAAGCTCTTCTGCTCCATACTTTCCGAACTCACGACATAATGAAGTGATTGATGCTGTACGAGCGTTATTTTCATCAATAGCACGTTGTACTTCGGCTTTGATGTCGATTTCAACGGCTGGAGCCGTATCAACCGCAGTTTCTTTAGTTGATTCTTCCATGTTTCGGACTGTTGTTGATGCGGGTTCAACCGCAGAATTAATCTCCTCAATTGGAGATTCTTGTTCCATACTAATACTATTACCTTGAGAGGGTTCTATCAAACTTCTTCCGAAACCAATTGTAGGATCTGCTGGAACTGTAACAACCGATAATTCGTGTACTGACCAATTAGTGGCTCTCATTCCATCTTCTGCTTCTTCCATATCATTTATCTGATATCCAAAAGATATACCTCTCAAGATTCCATCCTGGACATCTTGTAAAATTTCAGATGCAAACTTATTCCTTGAGAAACGAATTTTTGCATAACCACGCTTATCTTCTGGATTTATGTAAGCACGTTCAACAACACCTATCGGTTTGTTCATGTCGTGATTAAACAAAACAGCACCGCCATCATTTAATCGTGCTAAATCTGCTGCACCTTCATCATGGCTTAACACTTCGTTACCAAAATAACGCTTAACAGCAAATTCTGATGAGAAAGGAAACTCAAATGTGCGTGATTTTACATTTTTGAAATCTGTAACTTCTTTACGCTCAAATTTATCTCCAGCCTCAATCGATCTAATGTCGCTAATTTTTGTAAGTGCCGAAAATCGATGACCTGCATAGATATCGGTGGGTTCGCCACTTCTATATACTTGGATCAAAGCAGCTGGATCTTCTGCTGTTCCGTTAATAACAAAAGAACTGCTAGGAACATCAATCTGTCCATCACGTTCTACTTTGGAAATTTTTCCTCTAGCTCGACCTCCACTAGCATTCCAAGAAACAAAATCTCCTGTTTTTAAAGCATCAGGTTCTGCTCTTTTTTCAACTTTAGTTTTTTCAGCCATAGTTTTTTCGTTAGTAGCAGGTTCAAACTTAATAGGTTCAAACTCGTTTCTCTCAAGCCAAGCTTGTGCTTCAGAGGCAGAATATTCAGAAAGTCTGAACCTAATTGATTGAAGTTCAGCACCCTCTTCATTATCCTTTATACCAAATATAAAGTCTATGCCTTGAGAGGCTTCATCGTTAGACCGCCTAAATGTATCATATTCCTCAGAATTTGTAATAGTTGCTGCGTGTTCATTTGGATATGGTCTTGATAATTCAATAACTTCTCCTCTTTCTCTTGCTTTCTTAATTGCAGCAGCTTTTCCTCTACTCCAAGAGAACCCTGCGTCCCCTCCCCAGGCTGCCCATGCGACCCTGCCTTTTGATGGATACCCTTTTTCTCCAGGTCTAAACCCTTCTGCTTTTTTATCAACTTCATGTCTAGCAAAGAAACTAAACATCCTGACAACAACATCCGCAGATAACTCATTACCACTAATAATTTGTGTGGCTCTTACCGCTGCAACCTGTGTACCACCTGCTCTGCCTTCTTTCTTCCATTCTTTATATCGTCTAGCCTCCGTCTTCATCCCATCTGTGGGTTTCAGATTAATATCAGTTCCGCTTACATTTGCCATAGTTACTCAGCTTTTTTGCGTGTTTTTTTAGATCTTGCAGGTGTAGGTTGTGTGATGTTCACATTACCTTCAGAGCCAATCTCTACTTCTAAGTCTAGATCTTTATCTAATGTAACTCCTAAACTATCAGCTACATCTTGTTCTCTTGCAATCTCAGAAACAATATCGTCATAATCTCCACCATTTGTCTGTGCAATGACCTGAGACTTACTCATATAACCTGCTTGTTCTGCTTCTCTATAAGCTCGGATCTCTTTAAGAGGATCAACGTAGTGTTGAGCAGGTGGAGTCCATCTTGGTTTGCAATATCTTTTTGAATTAGCGGTATAGTCAATGAAATCTAAATCGCCTGATAAAACAGACAATGCAAGCCATTCCTTAAATATTCTGTAATGAAAATTATCAATCATATACTTTTGACAGAACTTCCAATGTTCTCTGTCTTCTAACAAACTTAACCTAGAACTAGAATAATTAGTCTCAGAAAAATCTTTACTAATAGTTTCAAAACTACATCCTATACCTGTTGCAAAACGTCTAATTTTATTTTTTACAAACATCTCATACTGCTGAGATGGATAATCAATGTCAGGAATCTGAACACTTTCATTTGGAGCTAGATACCTAAATTCTCCAGGGCTAAAGCTTTGTATTCTTTGATTGTTCTGTACCTCATCCCCAATCAACTCTCCTTGATCATTTTGGATGAATCCCATGATACTTGCACCTGCTCTTGCTCTAATAACAGCAGCCTCTTCATATCCTTGTAATTGGTGCATATCAGCCATCACACTATGAAACCAAGGTACTCCTCTATTTTGCCCAGGTCTTTCGGGTAAGAATAAATGAATAATATCTTTTGCTTCTACAAAAATGTGTAATTTACGATTTGCAGAATAATCTAAATAATATGCATCGCCTGGGTGCTTAGTTAAGATCGCATATCTGACAGGTCTGCCCCACTCATCCACCTCCACACCATTTCTCCACTCATTATTCTTATTAAGTAATTTGTCATCATATTCTTCATCTAACAAATCACTTTCAATCATTTGTAGAGCTATAGGAACATTAGACTCGCCAAATGGTTTTCTTACAATCCTAAAAATAGCTTCTCCTGATTCACATAATGCACCTGCTGCTAACCATTCAAATTGATGAAAACTATATTTACCTGCACAATCACAACTGTTAGCTTCTGACCATTCTGCCCATTTCTCTTCAATCAAATTATTTACACGTTGATCTCGCTTTCCTCCTCTTTGTTGTAAAACAAGGGATTGAAATTTCATTCCTGTTCCGACAATATTAATTTGTGTTGTTCTTTTTGCTTGTCTTGCATATGGATTATTTCTTACAAGTTCTCTAGATCTATCTCTTAACTTACGCAAACTGCCTCTAATCTCAGCATCAGCACTTAACTGGCTGCTCATCCAATCTTGTGTAAGTCTAGAAACTAATGCTCCTTGATATGCTCGTATTCCTTTTAAAGGTTGGGCATTACGGCCAAAACCTAAAACTCTTCTTACTGCATTTGAAATGTTAGATCTGATTCCCATTAGTATGCTCCATCAAAGCGAACAAATGTTGCTCTTGGATTGCCAAGACCATTTGCAATCATCTCTGCTTGTTTTTCTCTTACAAGTTCTACTTTATATTGACTCTTAAGAGCTAACAACTCAGCTAATTCGTATTTCTTAGCATTTCGTGTTCCAATTTTATATTCCTTAACAAGACCACCGCTGATAAGATCTCGAATTGCACCCTCAATAATATCTAGATCTTTTTCAACTTGACTTCTATCATCTAAAGCCCCAGGTGTTCCAGAATATTCTAAAGATGCTAAAACTTTAAAACTTCCTGTATATAAAGTTTGTTTTTCTGCTCCCGACTTATTTGCAACTGCTTGATAAAACCAATCCCCTGCATCAAAATTAGCTGTTGTGGTAGATGCAATATTAAACTCGAATCCATCAAGATATGCAGAACTATTTACAATAGCTCCTTCTGACGATGTATTAGTTCTTAAATAATAAATAACAGACCAATCTGGGCTACTAATACTATCTCCAAATACATCTTGATTCGCTGGTATTCGCCATTGGACATAATCACCTGCTCTTATCTGTGTCGGAAAAGTCATTTTTTTACCAATTAGAGACAAAATTCGACTTATTAGCCGATTTAGTTTGATTTAATCTTATCTTACTATCCTTTTGAGGTTCAGACGGATTTAATCTTCTTTCAAACTGATCGAAAATTGTCCTTCTGTCATATTTCTGTAATAATCTTTGCCAAGCAGCATATGCATATACCATTTCATCAAGTGCTTCGTTTTTTGCATTACTTTTTTTGACCCAAATACGTTCTTGATATCCATGCTTATATCTAAGCACCTGTCTCTCTGCCGTTAATTCTTCAAAATAATCGTGAGTAATTGTTGGATAGAAATGAATATATCCTTCTCCAGGTTCTGCATCTTTTAATTTATTATGAAGTGTTGATTTTATAACATCTACTCCTACAGGGAATAATTGGACTCCTCTTTTTAATGCTTTACCTGCAAAATTAATATCTACCTTACTTGGTTTACCTAATGGAGGTTTTCCTTTTTGTCCCATACCCTTAACTCCAATCAAGCCGAGCTGAGTTCTTTCTCTTACATATTGATAAACTTCTTGGGTGAAATGACCACCAGTATCTATAGCTGCACTATCAATCTTCATCTTCTGACCATCCTCGTTTGTATACTCACTCATCAATACCTCATCCATCTGTTGCCATAAATCTGCCCTCGATGGAGAACCATAAATTACTTTTCTGTCTACTAAATACATTTCCTCATTACGTCCTATACCCCAGAGGCTCATAGAAAGCCTATCGTCTTGAACGTCACATCCGAGACACAAACTGAGAACGCTGTTAGGTGGTGTGCCTTGCTGATAAGTTTCTAAAGATGCTCTTTCCATTAATCCTTCTGCACCAACCTTGCTTGCATATGTATCCTCCCAGCACTCCCCTAAAATCGTATTGATCCATGTTTTTAATTGTTCGGGATCATCTTTACTTTGTAAAAATTCCTCAACAAGATTAGACCAACTTGCATTTGGAGAATATGAATATGCAGCCCATATATGAAAACCAACGTGCTTACTGTTTCCAGGTGCTGTAGCTCGCCACTCTCCTCTCTCCACCATCCACCTTTTCTTACTATGTGGTATCAAACACCCACAACTTTCACATCCATAAGCAACTGTATCAGGATCATTATCTCGCCATTTCATATTGCCCCACTTTAGATATTGCATATGACCACATTCTGGACAGGGAACGTAATATCTTTTTTGAGAAGTTTGTAAGAACAATCTTTCAATACGACTAAAGTCTTTAATTGTGGGTGTCGAGCCAGCTACTATTTTTCGATTCCAATAATATTCTGTTCTCCTGATACCTAGTTTTATTTGATCTCCTTCAGTACCAGCAGATAATGGATAACCATCAACCTCATCAAATAAGACTATACGTCTAGAAACTCTTCTGAAACCTCTAGCACTATTAGCACCAACTAAAGATAATGTTCCTCCAGGGAAGTTTTTCTGTAATAACGTATTATTTCCATCTTTCGATTTAGGATCACTTACTAAACCATTCAAACAAGGTGTATCCCTTAACATCGGCTGGATTTCTTCCTTAGAGTAAGACTGACAATCATCTAAAGTTGGCTGACATACCATGATAGGACAGGGATCTTGGTGAATATGATATGCAATCAAATGATTTAATATCTTAGAATATCCGACCCTAGCAGACTTCATAACTGTCACTTGTTCCACATTTGGATCAGTTATCGCATCCATAATCCCTTTTTGATATGGAAGTGTTCTCCATCTACCTCCTTCAGCCGAACTTTCAGCCGATAAATAAGCGTTTTTATCCGCCCATTGGCTTAAAGTAAGCTTTTTAGGCGGTTTAAAGGCTAAATAAGCCTTTTTTTCTAGTTTTAAGAGGTTATTCATGCTACTGATAAATCTTCTAAGGCTTCACGAACAATATCGTCTAAACATGACATCGCATTTGTATCTAAATCTGGTATTCGTTGTTTTGCTTTAGCTGGAATACCTAATAACTTGGTTCTAGCATTACTAATGATGTCGCACCACTTATGTTCTACCTCCTCCATAGGTACTAGCTCTTTTTCTTTTGTTTTTCGATCTAGTTCTAGTAATTCTGCTTTTAAATGCTCTGTTCTTGCTTTACTTTCTTCATATTCTGGTATTGACTCGTCTGTTTTACTAAGTCGGGATCTATGGACAACTGTATTACTGTCTTTTGGTGTAGTTCGCATTCTTTTGAAAGCAGATTTGCTATACCACTCCTTTTCTAATGTGTCGCTGTTAATAACAATCTTGCCTTTGTCATCCGTCATAGCTGTAAGACGGCCTTCTTTGATAGCACCATAAACAGCCTGGATAGTTACACCCATTTTTTCTGCTGCTTCCTTTCTGGTGATTAGAGCCATATAAAAATGTAAATACCTTACATTTCTTACAATAGCGTAAATATTATTTCGTGGTATAATTCCGCATTTTTACTAGCTTTTTCTTAGGCCTTGTCTCATCAGTCTCATCTAGTGAGATTTGTAAGAACATTTCTGCCGTTGTGCCTAGAAAAAATTTGCGATCTGAAACCAAC